CCCAAATGGAAGTTCAATTTTGGGCTGCTTATCAGCTACAAAATTAACATTGGAAAGCAAGGGGATATCTACGCCCGGAAGTCGATTGACTACTTGAAGGACTTTGTTGATTCCGTCAATGGCCTTATTAATAAGATCCTCAACGCCCTGAATAACCTTGCCGGTAATACTAATGATGGATCCTATTGCTTTGCCAATTCCAGCAATGGCGTTGACCAAAGTAAATTCAAATAATGGGACAAGATAATCTTTGGCAAATCGGAAAAGCGTCTGCATTGATTCCTTGTTATCTTCAAAAGCTTTAGTAATTGGATCGATGGCCTTTTGTTTGGCTTCGGCCATTAATGGGATAAACGTATTGACGAAATAATCCATTAGGCGCTGAATCGTTGGAAGTAGCGCAGTTCCAACCGATTCCTTGGCTTCATCGAAAGTAACTTGCAGCCGCTTCATTTGACCTTCAAGAGTATTGGCTTGCTTAGTCGCTGCGCCTTCGAAGGTTTGAGCAAGCGCCTCCATAGTGCCCTGCAGACCTAGCGCCTTCATTTCGGCCGTTGACATACCAATACCGAGGCGGCTCAGCGAGCCGGTGTTGCCTTCATAGGCTTTACCTAGGGCATTGCTTACGGTTTCGACATCTTTGCCGGTAGCGGCTGCAATATCAAGGGCAAGACTTAGACCTTTATTTGCCTCAGTTAGTGATCCGGTGGCTGTGGCAAGGCGCTGGAAGGCTGGACGCAATTTGTCGTCGGCTATGCCATTGGCCAATGAGAGCTGAGTGATTTGTTCTTCGACCGCTGCAATTTGATCATCGGTTGCATCGGTGACGTTCTTCAGCGCATTGGCTAATCGAGTCTGAGCAGCTTCATCTTCAAGCGCGGCCTTAACTCCATCGATGGCTAACTTGCCCGCATAGGCGACGGCTGCGGCAGCAGCGGCGGCAAAAGCGGCAGCTGCAACCTTGCCCATTTTTGTAGCTTTGTCACCGAAGGACTCAACCTGAGTCTCGCCCTTCTTCATATCATCGACGAATTGCTTCGTCTCTGCGAGAATTTCGAGCTTTAACGTTCTGTAATCGCGGGCCATTAGTTAGTCCAAGCCTTTACTATGCGGTCGGTCGCTTCTTCCCACTTGCGAGTCAATTCAGGCTGAATCTTGCGAAGGGTTGGGTAAATGAACCAGCCGCGAGATCCTCGGCCGTAACGCCCGGACCAACTTGGAAATTGGCGAAAACGATTAGATCCAAATTCAAGACCTGCCCAGACTGCGCGTGTATTTCCACCTCCGCTAAGACGCTGAGAGGCGAAACCGATATCAATTCGCCCAGTCTTTGAACTCTTACTGACTTTTCCACCGGCAACGACTTGGGCAACTGCGCCCTTCTTTCGCTGATTTCCGGCTTGACGGATTTCCCGGAGTGCATACTCAGCCATTTCGCCAGCATACGATTTAGCCTCATCGACGGCTTCTTCTCCCATCAAAGTAAAGGCTTTGCCGAGCATACGCAGTTCGCGCTGGCTGTAAGTGCTAAGCCCTACCTCTGCCATTATCTCGCTTCTCCAATATCTCGTAGGCCGTTAAAACATCCTCCGCATTTTCCCAATATGGCATCGGGACGCCGGTCGCGATTGCCAGCTCGATTAGGAGCCGGTTTACGCTTCCGGCTGGGTAACTTTTGGGTCCTCGACATCTCCAATGATGAGCTCATCGACGGTCAATTCCCATACGTCATAAGCCTTGACTGGCTTGCCAGCATTAGCTCTGACATAGGCGCTGTGGGCCAAGAATAGAAAATCGGTCTGCTGGTACTGAGCAATATCCGTCATCTTGTAGATCGACTTGCCAGTTTTCCGTTCCCATTTGGCCCACTCTGGAAGCCCAGCGGTGTAGGTCTCTAGATCGCCATTTGTGTATTTAATTGTGAGGTTGAGTTTCATTGCTCCCGATGCTCCGATCTCTTAGCTGAAGGTCTCAGTTGGTGTGCCAATGACCGTCATCGTCCAAGTGTCGGTGAGAGCGCCCGGGGCGGCTCCTCCGGCAGCTGGGAAGATTGGAAGGACGGTGAAGGCGAAAACTGCGCCGCTGACGGCCGTGAAGCTGACATTTATCGGGATGTTAGGAGCTGACTCAGCGTCAGCCCACATTGCCTCAAACAAGGAAGAGGTTGCGCCCCAGTCTTGCAAGAGTTCGATTGTGAAGGTCCATTGCTTGTCAACGGACTTGTAAGCCCGACCATCAAGGGTTTGATAGGTCTCGATGATGGTGTCGCAAGATAAGACTGCCGATGTCGCTTGAGCATCGTAAGAAGCGGAGTCAAGCGTAAATGTGACATCGCGGCCAGTTATTACTGTCGTTGCCATTTATTCTCCTTATGCGGTTTGCTCGTAGCGGACGCTCAAGCGGATATCGGAGACGAGCAGGTTAGTCGTTCCGACTTGAGTCACCGTCGGTCTTTCGACCGTCGAGAGCTCATACTTGGACGCTGATAAAGCGCCAAGAATACTAATGACCAACTTCTCGAGATTATCGAGGCTGGCTGGGTTTGATAGGTAAGCGACTGCGGCGCTGATTGTGTAATTTAACTTGACGCGGACATTGGATCGACCGATTGATTCCAGTTCCATATAAGGCGAATCGGGAACGATGACAACTGCCGGGACCATAACGGCTTCGGGAGTGTGATCGTAGAGGTTGGCGCTGACACCAGCGAGAGCTGTTTTTATGCCACCGCGTATGTCACCTGAAATTGTGCTGGCTGGCATTTAGCCCACCATCGTCTCGGTGTCGATATATGGACCGAGGAGCCCTGAAATTCTATTAAAAAGCGAGCGCCCAAGACGAACCGGCGTCACCGCGAAATCCACTCCCTCTATTTGTCCGCCAGCGGCGGTTCTTGCTTGGAAAATTTCAACGGAGACTGCCAATACCGCAGACTCGACGTTAGCATTTCCGACATAGGTTGAAGCGCCGCTAAGCGTTCCCTTTCCGGCAGGGATAATGAATTTTTCCAGAATGTCAGCATTTGTGATGGCGGCGGTAAATACATAGTCAGTTAGTTGGTCCGTTGTTACGGTGTGAGTACCGTTGAAGGGAGATCCGCAGCCGGTGACGATGACGGATTGGCCTTCGGTGAATTCGTGAATTGTTGAGGTGTGGAAATAAGCCACATTATCTTCAAGCTTGACCTTATCAATATTGGAAGCAAAGGTGACAAGCATTGGAAGGATTACATTTTCGGCTGTGTCAATTATGTCGTTCAGATAAGCATCGTTATAGAGGGCTGACGAGACGCCAATAATATTTCGCAGCTCAGTAGCCGTAACTATTGTTGGCATCTCGTCATCCTTTCGATCGTTAGGTGAGCGGCCAGCTCGGGAGCGGACTGGCCGTCACTTTTGGGGTTTTATCAGCTCTTGTTGAACCAGTTAGCTCCGGACGCAACCTTCGTCGCCAAGGCTCCATAGCCGTAATAGGCGACCTTAATTTGGCCATTCAAAAGTCCGGTATCAACAACATTTGTTTCCAAACGGAAACGGCTGGACTCGTACCAAGTATAGGACTCTGGATTAAGTACAACCATCGAGTAATCACCAAGACCAGTATTGCCAGTTCCGGTGAAATTGCGATCTACGAATAGATTTAGACCGAGAATGTTGCCTCGCAACGAGGTAGGTGTTACAGAACCACCTGCATTGGAAGGAGCAACAGCATTGTAAATTGGACGGCCATTCGATTCTGCATAACCGAGAATCTTGCCCCATTGCTGAGCAGAAACGACTATGTTAGAAGCAAAGCCAAGTGATGCAGCATAAACAGCAGCAGCAGCAGAGGCTGCGTATGCGGTAAGACCAGCAGCATCCTCAGTTTGACCTGTTGCGTTGAGGGTTCCGTTATTCGCTACTTGCTCCATTACATAACGGTCAGTTTCTTTTGCGTATGCGTATTCCATTTGACGGACGAGTTCATCAAAGAATGCTGGCGAGCTTCTATCGAGGAGCTCTACGCTGAAAGTCTGACCACCAGCGAACTTCTTAACATCGACGGAAATGAACGAATTTGTCATACCAGTTTCGTTGATGGTTGCACCTTCAGCCTCGACTCCGACTGTCGGAACTGCTGTGATCTTTGGAATTTCAAAGGTCATACCAGCATCAGGTAGAACACCCGATGAAATTGCAGCAATCATTGGCCGGTCTGCGTTTGAAAGTGGATTGACAATCTCGGTTAGCTGACGGGTTGGGATTAGGCCAGCATTATTTGAGGTTGTGTCGTCAGCTGCAAGAACATACTGACGGGAAGCGTCATCGCCAAAAACCTTTGAGCGGATTGATGCTTCGAGATATTTCGCCTTTGTGAACTCAAGGCGAGGAGCGGTGTAGAACG